ACCCGCTGACCCGATCCATGATCTACGGCGAGTTTGTCGACATAGGCGCAGAAAGCTTGGTCATCAACCTCACTCAGCTACAAAACTGCCATAACACCCCACCTCGATTTAGGCCACGCACACGCATTGCTGGCGTGGACTTTGCAGCGGGTGGCGATCAGAACGTGATCTGCATAAGTGACGGCAACAAGATCCTACCTATGATTGCTTGGCGTGAGAAAGATACGATGGCAGCAGTAGGCAGGTTTATAGTCGAGTTTAAGAAGGCTGGGCTGGAGGCCAACAATATCTACGCTGACGCAAGCGGGATGGGAATGGTTATGTGCGATGCGCTGGCTGAGTCTGGCTGGGTAGTCAACAGGGTAAACTTTGGGGCTACGGCGTATGACAACAATGCGTATACCAACAGATCGGCTGAGATGTGGTACAACATGGCAAAGAAGATTGAGGATGCTGAGATCATACTGCCAGAGGATGAGGACTTGACAGCGCAGTTGACTTGCAGGCGCACAATTACCAACAGCAAGGGCAAGCTTGGCGTGGAGTCTAAGGACTCAATGCGTGCCAGAGGCATAGCCTCACCCGATAGGGCTGACGCGCTGGCCTTGTGCCTCAGCAGCTCAAATAGCGGTCTTGACTTGACATTTCAGATAGAGCGTCCAACTTGGAAGTCACTTCAAGAAATGATGGTGGCACACGACCCCGTCATGGCTGGATTTGACCCAGGAGGATAAACATTATGAATATATGGAACTGGATTACCGCTAATTGGCAAGAGATCGTAGCCGCTGTTGGTGGCATCGTTCTTGCTGCTCGCATCATTGTTAAGCTCACACCGACCCCCGCCGACGATTCATTCTTGGAAAAGATCGTCAACTTTCTGAAGACAGTCGGTTTGAATATTAAATAAGTTTATTTGTGCTGCGTGCAATCCTTGAGATCATCGCAGCCGTGTTTCGCCTCATTCCAAATTGGAAGGAAAAGCGAACGCAAAACATCGAAGGTGAGTGGAAGCATAACCGCAATGCTATTGAGCGCGATCTGCGTGGTGATTCTTGGTGGGTGCGCAACAACGACACCAGTGACAAACACGACAGGGGCAGTTGAGTCCTTAATGCAAGATGAAAACTATTCTTCTGTCCGTACTGCTGATCCAAAAGTTCGCGCTTGGGCCAAGCGTGCTTTACATTACGTCAACGATCTATCGTTTGAACTGAGCAGAGAAAGACAAAAATGAACGCTAAAGATACACGCCGTACAGATTATTACACAAGAATCATCGAGGCACTTAACCAGCGAGAGACGTGGGAGAACCGCCAACGGTTGTTTTATCAAGCTCGCTACTTTGGCGTTCGCCGTAAGGTCAAGCCTTGGCCTACAGCCGCCGACCTGCACGTCCAGCTAATCGACACAGCCATTGAAAAGTTAAAGCCTTCCTTCGTCAACAGCGCGATTGGTAACGACATTCTTTCCAGCTTCGTGCCGATGCGCCAGCAGCTAACCCCGCTGACCGTATCAGCCGAGCGTTGGTTTGATTACAATATGCGTGAGCGCACCAATTTTCAGAAAGAGATTGTTTCGGTGATTGACAATTTGCTTCTTTATGGGCGTGGCGTGTCCAAGGTAATTTGGAACGATGACAAGAAGCGAATTGAGTTTGAAGCGATTGACCCTTTCCATATCATCGTTCCTTCCTATACTAAGGAGTTCAAAGATGCCGATTTCATTGTTCACATCATCTCAACGAGTGTCGATTCCTATAAGGCAAATCCCTTGTACAAGCAGGATGAGAACTTTATCAAAACAATTTCTGGTAAACCCTCGAAATCAGTGGGCTTACGAAGTGAGATTCAAGACGAGATTTACAGGCGTGAAGGAATTACTCAGGAAGCTGAGAACGACCGTATTATCCTTTGGGAGATGTACACTCCATCCGAGGATGGATGGAAAGTCGAAACTTATAGCCCGTTGGTTGTAACCGAAGATGTACGCAAACCTTTCACATTGCCTTACCGCCACGGCGAACCACCTTTCGTAGATTTCCCCTATGAGGTAACAGGGGGCGGTTGGTACAGTCCGAGAGGCGTAGCAGAAATCCTGCTCCCGAACGAGAACCTCTTAAATAAGCTCAAAAATTCTTTGAGCGACTACGTGGAACTGGCCAACCGACCCGTCTTTGAAGCACAGAATCCTATCTCGCTAAACACAGCGAACTTAAAGATGCAGCCTGGGCAGATCCTGCCCCAAGGCTTAAAGCCAGTTCAGTTTAGCCAGCCTCCCTTCGACTTCCAGAAACTGATGCTCGAAGAGCGTCTGCTTTCTGAGCAACGGATGGGCAATCCAGACTTTGGCGCAGGCTCGCAGTACCAAGTATCAGATCGCAAGACTGCTACCGAAATTCAAGCCTTACAGTCGCAGGCAGCAGCGTCTGGTGATTTACGCAATCGTATGTTTAGGATGGGGCTATCCCATCTCTTCAAGCAGTGCTGGTCGCTTTACACGCAGTACAACAAGAAAGACTTGATGTATCGGTATGCTGAAGAGACAGGCTCAATGCCACCAGAAGGCATTCATGATGAGTACTCCATTGAACCAAAGGGTGGGTTGGATTTTATCAACCGCCAATTTGCCTTGCAGAAGTCAGTGGCGCGGATGCAGATGTTCCAAAATAATGTTTACATCAACCAAGGCGAACTGGTTAAATCGGTGCTTGAACAAGACGATCCCTCGCTGGTCCGTAGACTCTTCCAAGATCCTAACGCAGCCTCTGGCGATCAAGCTGAAGATCAAGCGACTGAAATTGCGACCATGCTTGCGACTGGATTTCCCGTTGCCATCAAGCCTAGCGATGACCACAAAGCGCATATATCCGTTCTCTTCGCGTTTAACCAAGCGGCTCAACAGCGACAACAAGCGGTCGATCAGAGCGCAATGCAAGTTCTGATGGCACATTTACAACAACACTTGCAGGCGTTAGAGCAAGTTGACCCCAACACATCTCGTGCTATCCAGAAACAACTTCGCGATGCAGGCAAGGCTCAAGCGCAACAGCAGGGGCAGCAATTGCCCCCAGAAGCGATGCAACAACAACCCCAACCACAGGTAATTTAATATGGCAGCAAGAAAACCAGCACAAAAATTAGATCCAGCAAGAAAAATAATGGGTCCAGCTCCAGATCCAGCAAGAAAAATAATGGGTCCTGCTCTATCTCCAATTGACATAATCAGAAATCCTAATTTTGATGAGGCTATGGCACAGAGGAATTATGCGAATTTAATGGCATATCAGCAAGCAAGACTTGCAGCGCAAGGCGGAGACTTTACCCAAGGAAGATTGATGGGTGCGCCGACTGAACAACCAAATCCCAATGCTGGGAAGCCACTATATTTCCAAGCATTAGAGGGAGAGCTTCAAAAACAATTTTTGGATAAAAATCCACAATTGAAACCAAAACCAGGAACTGCATTTAACCAACAATTGATGCAAGAAAATTATGCAAAGTTCCTGCAAAATCAAATGGCTGAAGTCAACAAATTTAATGTTGCAAATCCTCAATATGCCCAAGACATACGAAAACCCAATCCTATCCTAGCAAGACAATCAGAACAAAGTTTCCTAGAAGGCTTACTCGATTATTCTAAAGTTTCGCCAAGTCAAGTTAACGTCTTAAATCAACTTAAATCAAGCTATCTTAACGAAGGACAGGGCGGAGGAACTCAACCGTCAATCCCACCAGGCGGTGGCATGGGTGGGCCTGCTCCAGATCAGAATGCGGAAAACATTCAAAGAGAATTTGGAAGATATGCTTTAGGCGTAAACAAATTGATGCAAGAGCAACCGCAGCAAGGACCTGAACCAATATCAACAATTGCTGGTCCAAGACCATCAGGGCAAATGAACCCGCAAAAAATGCAAGCATTCCAAAACTTTCTCCAGCAAGGCATCCAGCGTAGCAATACGATGAACCAAGATGCTGCGGCAGGCTTTGCAAACCTACAGCCTGGAATGCAACCCACACAACCAGCCATGCCTGTAGCTGGAATGGGAATGGGAATGCAACAGCCAAGACAAGCTCCAGCACCAAGAAAGTTCTCGACAGTTAATACTCCATCTGCCAGATTTGGCTGATGAAAGTACCAGTAATGCGAGATGCCTTCCAAGCGGAAGGTCTAGCAAAACTGTGTGAGTGGGCGAATGAGGCGGGTGCGAATGGTAAGGCGGTTGAGATTGGGGCTTACAGCGGGGAAGGTACGGTGGTTATTGCTAAACATTTCAAGGAGGTTATGGCGATTGATCCTTGGCTAAATGGGTATGATATTAACGATGTAGCCAGCCAACAATGCCCGATGAAATTTGTTTTTGAGGCATTCCAAGAGCGCACAACCCCACTTGGCAATGTTTCCTATAGTCGCGGGAAAAGCCTAGATGCCTTAGAGTTTGTTAAGGATGGTGGGCTAGACTTTATCTACATAGACGGAGATCACCGCTACGAAAGCGTACTGGCAGACTTAAATGGCTGGAAGGCCAAGCTTGGGGCTGGCGGGGTAATGGCTGGGCATGATTGGAGTTTTAAGTCTGTGCAACAAGCGTTGGTTGAGGTATTTAAGGATAAGGAGGCAGTCTTATTCCAAGGCGATTCTTGGGCAATAAAGCTATGAAAAAACTAAAAGCAATACTGGCGTTTATCAGAGATCAAGAATGGGTCAACGAACCTAAGTGGGAGGATGAGGACGAGAAGGCGTGGACTGGCTTCCTATCCACCCCTACTGGCAAGAAGCTTAGTCTTGTCTTACTTAACCTAACCTTACGTCAAAACGCCTCTGCCGTGATGAAGAAACCAGAGGCACTTGCAGACGCTTGTGGTTATGCTAAAGGTTTCCGTGGTTGTGTTGCGACCTTAGAATCGCTCGCATCCCAAAAACTTAACTCCGCCATTCCAGGCTATGGGGATGGATCGGATGAACCAGTAGCCGACTAACCTTGAGGTAGAATGACTCCCTACCCACAAGCGTAAGAAAGGGTCAAATGGCAGATTCAACGGAAGTTACTGAACTGGATATGTTGAAACTTGCGGCAGCAGCCGATGCGGGATTGGAAACAATCCCCAAGGATGAGCCAGAAGTTGAAACGGAAACAGAGGTAAATTCAAGCGGAGATAACGAGCAGACACCCGCGCCTGCTGAAAAAGCCGAAAAACAAACAGAAGCATCGGATGATGTTTCGTCTACCGAGGAGAAATCCAAGGAAGATAAAAGTTCTTTAACAACGCAATCTTCAGAAGACAAGTCGGAGTCGGCTTCCGAAAAGAAGCCTACCCGTTACGAGAAGGCTAAGTCGCGACTTGAGAAAGAGTGGGAAGATGTCCGAGCAGAGAAAGCCAGAATCAAAGCTGAACGAGAGCAGATCGAGGCTGAAAGGGCAAGGAAGACTTCAGAAACTACTCAAAGCGAGACAAAGGCGAGCAGTCGCAAGTTTAGCGCGGAAGATTACAGGGAAGCAGCAAAGAGCTACCGTGATGAAGGCCGTGACGATCTTGCAAAACTTGCCGAACAAAAAGCTGGTGACATTGAAGTTGAGGACAGGAAAGAGTTCGAGCAGAAAACCCAGACAGAGCTAAAGTCTGCGTGGGATAAGAATCTGATGGAAGAGGTTGACGCAAACCCTGAACTCAAAGACTCAAATACTCCTCTGTATAAAGCCGTAACGGAAATGCTGCAAAACCACGCTATCCTGCGCAATTACCCAGCGGGTATCAAGGATGCGGTTGGAATTGCAAAGGTGAAGCTTAAAGCGGAGTCCGCCTCCGATTTGTCGAAAAAGGTTGCAGAGTATGAGAAAGAACTTTCTCAACTCAGAAAAGCGACTACTCCAGCGTCAGGTCAACCCAAAGGTCCTGCCAAGACTAAAGCTTTTCACGAACTAACGCTCGATGAGCAAGAACGTGAATTGATGAAAATGGCAAGCGAAGTTGACAGAAGCAGATAGTCACAACCCAAAAAGGTAATTAAATTATATGGTAACTACAGGCTCAGTCAGTGCGCAGTTCCAAGCTTACTTTTCAAAAGCTTTGCTAGAACGCGCAATCCCATTGCTCCAGATGGAGCAGTTCGCAATGAAAACCCCCTACCCGACCAAAACGGGTGGAAACAAAACGATTCGGTTCTTCCGCTTCGGCGATCCCAGCATCACTGCGATCTCTGAATTGTCGGAAGGAACGACTCCTTCTTCTGGTGACGAACGTGATCTCACGTTGTCCTCGGTTGAAGCAACCCTCGTACAATACGGGAGCAAAATAATCCTCACCGATGTAATTTTAGCTACGGAGCTTTTCTCACATCTGGCGCAGGCCACAAAACAACTCGGCGAAGATGCCGCCCTCCACGCTGACACTCTCTGTCACCGCGCGTTGGTGCAAGACTCCTCGACCAGCACTGGTACTAACGTAGCCACCAAATCGTATGCCCGTTATGCTCAAAACACAACGAACGGCACGACCTGGGCTACTGGTTCAGTTGCTAACGGCGCAATGACCTCCACCGACTTGCTCGATGGTGCGACTTCGCTGTTCATCGCCCGCGCTCCCAAGATCAAGGACGGCTACGCGCTCGTCGCGCACCCTGCCGTTATCCGTGATCTACAGCAGGACGATGATTGGTTGAAGGTTTCGAGCTACTCGAACCCCGATGCAATCTACAAAGGTGAGATCGGTAAATTGTTTGGCGTGTCGGTGATTTCCTCGACCAACGTCCAGACCTTCAATACGGCTGCTGCTGGTATCGCCAGCAACAGCGTAGGAACAACTGGTCCTAACACTGGTTACGCCAACGTCCTCCTCGGTGGTGGCGCGTTTGGTGTTCCTAGCTTGTCCTCGTTGGCAGCCTCTGGCTCGCCCTTCGCTCCGAAGGTCACGATCCTCGATGCTCCCGACAAGAGCGACGTTTACAACCAGCGCGTTATTGCCTCGTTTAAGACGTTCTACGCGGCCAAGCAACTCGATCCTCGCTTCTTCCGAGTAATCGTTGCGAAGTCCAACTACAGCTAATAATTAAATGGGAACCATGCTAGTCATTGGTATGGGTCCTCGGAAAGCTGGGGAGGGTAAAACCTCCCCAGCCTCTTCCACTAAGGAGAAACCAGCTATGAAAGAAGGATTGGTTAAATTGCCGATCTCTATGTTCGAGCTAGGTGAAGGCGAAGAAAACGCCACACCAGAGGCTGGAGACATGGTGGAATTGGAAGGTGTAGTAGAGAAAATCGAAGGTGGTGTGGCTATGGTGCGTGTAAACAACGCTATGGCTGAAGCATCTGAAGAAGAATCTGCTGAACCTGAAGAGTCCGAAGAAGACCGTATGATGAAGATGGCCGAGGAGTCGGATAAGGAAAACTATAGCTAATGCCTGTTTACCAGTACGAGGACACCAGAAATGGGAAAGTTGTCGAACTGGAGAAGGTTGTAGCCGAAAGGGATTCTGTCCCTCGTTACCTTAAACGATTCACCGTCCCGCAAAGATTGAGCCTAGTGGGGGTTGGCGAACCCCTCGACAACCCGCTGGGAGTCAATCAAACAAATCTATTGAAGGGGTACTATCGCCAGGAACAAAAGCTTGGCAGTAGATTCAAAAGTCAGTTCACGCCAGATAGCATCAAACGTGCGACTTTAAGGAGAAAAAAATATGGCATCTGAGTTTCAACGCAGTCCAATTAAGGCGAAGAACAAAGCCGTCCGCATTGACGGAGCTAACTTCGCCAACGTAATTGAGTTCACGGCAAGCTCCAGCGGTGGCACTGTTAACACAGTTGCAACAGCCCCTGCGTCCTTGAACGTGACTCTTAACGGCACTTCGTATAGAATTGCCCTACACAGCTAATGTCACGCGCATTAGATAAGTTCCAAGCCCAATACGGATTTTCCGTAGGGACAACTGGAACAGCACCTGCTGGCTACTGGGCGATCCAGATGCTTGCAGATACCACGTTTAGCGCGATTAGCGGTAAATACGACGGTACTCTGACAGGCGTTACGATTGGCTCTGGCAACATCATCTATGGCGAGTTCGACAGCTACACGGCTGGAACTGGCAAGGTGATCGGCTACATAGCTGGTTAATGATTCAAGTAATCACATCGCCAAAGGTTCTATCCCTTGGCGGGTGATTGCATTGTAATTATATGCCAAGATTATCTCTAGGACTTGGCGTGCAAGCCGTTCGCAAGGTTGGTGGTGCTGCGCCCAGCGGGATTGTTGCCGCAACCGCAGGAGATCTTATTATTGATTTCGGTGTTGCTAGCGGGGAAATTTACACTAAAAACAATAATACATTATGGCTATATAATTATGGAGAAGCAAGTGATTTTCAAAGATTAAGTTACAATATTTTTTCTGCACTTGCTTGGGCTTTGGACACGAATAACGGAGAGATTGTGGCAACAAATCCCAGCGCAAATCCCTTAATTATTCCGACAACTGGATGGACTTATACTGTTGGAACTGGTCCAGCAGTCACCATCACCGCCGCTTGATTATATGCCAAGACTATCTCTAAGACTAGGAGTACAGACTATCCGCAAGGTTGGTGGTGGAGCCGCACCCCAACCAACAGCGGTGCTTATTTCTGGTGCTGAAACAGAATCATCTAATGGTAATTATGTTTGGGATGGGGTTTCCTCTGCAAATGGAAAACGACTTTATTCAACTGCTAACAATTCAATTTTTTGGGATGGATCTCAATGGTTGATAGACGATACCATTTTTGAAGATATTACATATTCATCTCCTGATTTAATTACTTGGGCAGCACAGTATGGTGCAGAACCAGCCCCAACTGGAACATTGTCTTATTCTTGAAACTATTATTTATTGGACACAATGAACCTCGTCACCATCTCCATCATCTTCCTTGCCTTCACATCCTGCTCACCACGCAAGATTGACAATAACCCGCTTCCTGTATATTCAGATATGGGTGCTGCGTCTGACTTGGGGGCTACAAGGCCATGAGCGAAGAGCAAGTATGGAACATGGAAGTTAGGCTCGCCAGGATGGAAGAGCGTCAGGTTCAGCTTTACGCTATGGTCGAAAGGTCACTTGCTTTTCATGGGGATGTTGCTAATAGATTAGGTGCGCTGGAGCATCTTCGGACGAAGGTTCTGGCTGTAGCTGGGCTAATAGGGCTTGCTTGCTCAATGGCCTGGGATGTATTGAAAAACCGCTTTAACGGATAGGAGATAATACAATGGCTTCATTTACAGCAGGAACGACTTTTGTTGACGGAGTAGCTAATGACGTAACGGCTGCCAAGCTGGGTGCGCTTATTACCAATGCCACCCCTACCTCTGGTCTTATCCAAGATCGTACCGCTGAGACAGTTGTAGCTACAAACGATACCTTCCTAATTGGTGATGCCTCTGATTCAAACACGTTAAAGCGCATGACAGTGGCTAACGTGATGAAGGCCGAGCATACTGGAACGATCAATACAACGGCTGGAACGATTGAGGAATTAACTTGTTCTTCGGCAAGAATTACTTCTGGAACAGTAGCTTTTTTAAATAGCACAACTGCAACCATCCCAACCCTCACATCTATAACCAAGATTACAAGCGGAACAGGAACCGCTGCTGCCCCAGCCATCTCGCCAACTGGTGATACCAACACTGGCATTTTCTTCCCAGCCGCTGACACCATTGCGTTTTCTGAAGGTGGGACTGAAGCAATGAGGATTGATGCAAGCGGAAGAGTTGGTATTGGTAGTTCCAGCCCAGCAAGACTTTTGACTGTAGATAACGCAACTAATCCAGAAATTGCACTTTATACATCTGGAGCCGAGAGAGTAAAATTATCTACAGGCGGATCTGCGGCAAGTCAACTTGCTATTGATATTGAAGGCACGGAGCGATTCCGAATTAGTTCTGTTGGAAATGTTGGTATTGGCAGTTCCAGCCCAGCAAGATCATTAACTATTGATAATGCAACTAATCCAGACATAGGTTTTTATACATCTGGAACCGAGCGAGTAAAACTTTCAACGGGCGGATCTGCGGCAAGTCAACTTGCTATTGATATTGGTGGAACAGAGTTGGCGCGGATTACTTCGGATGGAATTTCAGTAGGCACAACGACTCCAACAATACTTTTTTCTCAATCAAAAGTAATTGATATTGTTGGAAGCACCTCTGGAGCCGTTAGGTTCCAAAGAACAAACTCCACAAACCCTTCCATTGGATTTGTCGGAGCCACAAGCGGAGCAGTTCAGCTTCATGCCGAATCAAACACGCCAATAGTTTTTTCAACATATTCGACTGAGCGCGCCCGTATTGATTCTGCTGGAAATGTTGGCATTGGTGTTGCAAGCCCTCAAACTACCCTACATATTAAAAATAACGGTGTTGTAAGGATAAATAATCCAGATGGGACAAGAAATCTTGAACTTTTTAATGATTCGAGTTTTGCAGAAATAAAATCAAGCGTAGATCCAATTAGGATTAACACTACTGAAAACGTAAGGATACTAACAGGA